TTCTTAAATTGAAGTTATTGTTTGCCATGCTGAACCGCTATAAACACAAAGTTTTGCCAAGGTGGTATCAAATACCATTAATCCAGCAGCAGGACTTGAAATAGCATTTTTTTGCGTAGTAGTCATGTTAGGCATACGGACACCTTTTGTGGTGCTTTGTGCATCTAATATTGCAGAAGCACTTGGACTACTTGTACCTATACCTACGTTACCACTAGAGTCTATACGCATACGTTCTGTAGAGCCACCTATCCATACAAAATTAGTGCCACCAAAATTTTGAGATGTTAATCCAGTTGCATCACAATAAATAGATGATTGAGCAGTCGCAGCAGTATTTCTAAGTTGTAATTCTGCACCACTTGTGCTTTCAATATTTAAAGAACGATAACCAGTAGTGGTTGACGGGGAACTTGTGCCTAATCCAACATTTGTGCCATTAAAAACAAAAATAGAAGAACCAACAACTAATCCACTTGAATTGTATAAAATTTGTGTATTTGATGATGTTCCTACACCACCTTTAGTAGCTAATACTTGTACTACGTTACTAGAATCTTTGTAAAAAAGTTTTCCATCATTTGTGTTGATCGCAAGTTCGCCTGCAACTAAGTTACCAGCCGTAGGAGTTGCACTAGCTGTAGCTGAATAATAAAGACTGATAGGCGTATAGTTTGTTTGTGCCATTAGTAAGTTCCCCCGAAAATTCCTGTTGTTGCAGTAATTGTAGTACCTGTTATCGTTCCTGCGTTAGTAATATTATTTGTACCCATTTGTAATGAACCTGTCATTGCTGTTTGACCATCTGCTGCTACTGATCCTGTCAATGCATTAGCAATATCATTTAATGTCGTATTAGCCCATGTAGATGATATCGTTGTTCCTGTTACAACAGGATTACCTGCTGGTAAACTATATGTTCCTGATCCGTTGCGACTCATGTTATTCTCCTGTAAATGCTTTAGATGCACCTTGCATCATTAATAACTTTGCTAAATCATTAGGTTTGCTAGGTTGTTGAATTAACCTATTTTGCACGATTGGTGATAAAGCCATTGATCTTGCCATAGGTCTAGCTAACATTGCACCTGCACCAACTCCACCTGTATTTGAACCTGCAATTAATCCTGTTGCATAATCTAATGGGCTTATTTGTGGCAGACTACCCATAGATTCTGTTGTTTTTGTAGCTTTAGGAAATCGTAAATTAAATTCAGCAATATCTTTTAATTCAGTAGATAAAGGTTTACCTTTATTTAATTGAGAACCTAAATTTGCTGCGTTTACAGTTCCTGTTACTGTATTTAATGCTTTTTCTACAGAGTATGTTTTAGCAATTAATTGTCTTGCTTCTCTAAATTTATCTAATAATTCTGTTTGTTTAGTATTAGTTAAATGATTTTCAATGGTGTTTTCAAGAACTTGGCTTGCATCTTTATTAGCTTTTCCAAGTGCTGTATCCCCAGTTTTAAATGCTTTATCTGCATCTGTTCTTAATACATTAATTTTAGCTACAGCAGAATTAACATCAAAACTAGGTCGTTTTAAAGAATCAATTACTTCAATAACTGGATTTATTGCTTTTTCAGGAAAATCTTTAGAAGCCTGTATAGCATCTTGATAAGGTTTTATATTATCTAATGCTTGTATAAATTTAGGACTTGTTTTAACTGTTCCTGATAACTTTAAATTTTCATACGCTTGACCAGCAGTATTTCTAATATTTTTTAACATTTCAGGACTAATGATTGTATCTTCAGGCAATCCTAATGCTTTTGCAGCAAGGCTATTAGTTACTTGTTGATTTTTAGCACTAGCATTTTGAGCTGTAGATATTTTTCCTGATATGCCTTCTAATGCTTTGTTTAACAATGTGGAGTTTGCTTGTGTCGGAGGTATTACATAACCTAAATCTCTAGATTTTTGTATAGCTTCTACCATTTGAGGTGTTTGAGGATTACCTCTTAATAAATTAGCTAATGTTCCTGCTGTTGGTATAACTGATCCTATAGCACCTTCAATAGCACCTTTTTTAGCTTGTTCTTTATAAAATTCTTGACCAGTTTTTCCTGTTTCTTCAGGTGAAATTAATCCTGATAAAACTCCTGTGCCACCCATTGTCGCTAATGCTCGACCATATTCAGGAAGTTTTGCAAGAGATGGTAATAAATTTGCACCTTTCATAATCGCAGCACTAGGAGCAACAGAACCAAGAATATTTCCACCTAAATAGGACATTGGATTAGTCTCTTGATAAGGTTTAGCTTGTTGTGCCATTGATTGTGATGCTTCTTGACCTACATTGCCACCTGTTAATAACTTTGCTGTTCCTAATATAGGATCAACTACACCACCTTTAAAACCACCAATTAAAGCTGATTCTAATGGTCTAGGTTCAAGTTGAACTTGAGCCATATTACGAGTAGGTCTGCCTAAGGCAGCTCCACCACCTGTTTCAGCAAATTGTGGATTAATAGTAGCTTCAGAAATAGTTACACTAGCTTCAGGATAAGCAATTAATTGTAAACCTTGTGTAGATACTTTTGACAAATCACCATTTGCTATTGCTTGCAAATCTTCAGTTGAAAGTTTAGATAAATCGGCCATTATTTACCACTCTGTCTTTTTTTTAATTCTTCTTTTACTTGATCTTGTAAAGTGCCTTTTCCTTCTATAGTACTTGGTTCGCCTGTTACATCTTTTGGATTAAAATTATATCGTTTTGCAATATCAACAAATTCATTTTGTTTTTCGTTATAAAGTTGTGCTGAAGTATTAAAGAATTTTGTAGATAAATCTTGGAAATCAGTTCTTTGTTTTGGTGTTAATTTTGTACCATTTGCAACTTGACTTGCGTAATTTGTTAAACGATCTAATGCTCCACCAGCTTTCATTGCTAAAGCTAATTCAGATTCTCTTACTACAGAACCAGGATCAAGTAATTTCATAAATTTAGTAGCTGCTGCTAAATCACCTGCTGGACTTTTTGCTTCTAATCCATCTTTAACTTGTTTGTACGCACTTTGAACTTCTTGATGTGCTTTGTAAATTGGTTCTGATCTAAATTCACTTCTAAGTTTTTGTGTATTTTCAAACACTTTTTGCTCAGGCATTACATTTGTAGTTACATTAGTAACAGGTCTTTTACGATTAGCATCAAAAGTTTGATAATCGTTGTAAGTGCCTTTAAATCCTTCTTGTTTTGCTAATTGATATTCTTGGAACGAAACAGGAGGTTTTTCAATTTTGCCTTTACCAGTAGCAATTTCTTCAATGCTTCCATCAGGTTTAACTCTAAAACGAGTTTCTTCAGCACCTAAATTGAATTGTTCAGCAGGTTTAAGTTTTTGTGCTAATAATGTTTGTCCAATTGATTGTCCTATTGGACTTGTTGCTGTTAATCCTGCCAATAGTGCGGCTTCTTTATTAGGAGCTTTGCCAATTTGTTGTTGGATTGCTGGCATTACGTTACCCATGTCATCACGTTGTATTTCAGGCATAACTGCAGGTGCATAATCAGAACTTCCAAAAGTTTTTTCAAGTATATTTTTAACTTCTGCTTCATTCTGACCACGCAACATTTGTGCTAATTTAGCAGTTCTAGCTTCATTTTGCTCTGCCATATTGCCACCCATGTAAGCATTTACTAATGGATTAAGCTGTTGTGTAAATGATGGTGCAACATAATGACCAGATACCATTTGTCCTTCAGGTAATTGCTGACCTTTTTGCATGAGTAAATCAGCTATCTTTTTCTGACGTTCTAATGCTAAATATTCAGGTGCTAATGGATTATCAGCACCTATCGTAGGTAAACTAAATGGATTAGCTGTTGCCATAATTGTTCCTTAATAATGATGCTAACTGATTAGTGTCTTGTATTGGTTGTTGTTGACCAAAACTAAATGGATTTTGTGCTTTATATATTGGAGGTGCTTCAACTGGTGTAAATTGATTGGCTCTTAATAAATTACTCAATGCTTGAGGTTGTTGACTGACACCTGTTTTAGATGCAGTAGGATTTGATGCAGTCAATATATTTTTAAGTTGATTTGCTCTGCGTAAAGCATCTGCAACATCTTTAGCGTTAGTTGTAGATGGTATAGATGGCTCAAAATTAGGTTGAGAACTTAAATCTAAAGGAGTCAATCCATTTAACCCTGTTGGAGCTAAAGTATCAGCTAAAGTATTTACTCCTAAACCATTGCCACTACCTATAATACTGCCTGTAGCACCTAGTTCAGCACCACCAATACCTGCACCTGTAAGTGGTATTAAAGGATTGCTTGCAAGCGAATTTAAAGCACCTAAATTAAACTCAGAGCCACCACCAACAAGATTACTTACTGTGTTTAGATTAGCAGCAGTTGTTGGATTAGCCGTATTATAAAAAGGATTTAAAGGATTGGTTGCTGCGTCAGCACTCAACGATGTACCTGCTCCTAATTGTGCTACACCTTGATCTAATCCTGCTTGTATTGCAGCGTCTGATGCTAATGCACCAAATTCACTTCCAATACCTGCTCCTACACCTGCTCCTGTTGCTCCTGCACCTAGTCCTGCTTGAATCGCAGCGTCTGCCGATAAAGCACCAATCTCGCTACCAACACCAGCACCAAGTCCACCACCTAACAATTCTGCACCTGATAAAAGACCACCAGTAACTATACCTAATGCAATGCCTGGCATAGCTTTTTCTAAAAATGCAGAAAATCCTGTATGGTGTCTGTTTCTTCGTTCTATTTCACCTTCTATAAAATTTTTGTAACCACTAGTAAATTCTTTATTAATGTCTTGTGGTGTGTATCCTTGTTCACCTAGAGTTCTAATTACATTTTTTACTGTATCATCACTTACTTTACCATTAGTATATTGTTCTGATAATAATTGATTGTAAGATTGATCTTTTATAAAATTATTTATTTGATTATCAGATACATCTCTGGTTTTTAAATAATCTTTCCAAAAATTAAAAGCATTTTCATTGCCTGCTAATTTATTTTGAAATGCCTGACGCAAAAATTCATCTGTACTTACATCTTCATTATAATATTCACTTCCATTAGGTCGAGCAATACCTTCCCCTTGATAAGTATTAGGGTCTTGATAA